GAGGAATGAAGAATACATATATGCAAAAGCCACCTCCTCAGCCACCTGAATACGGCGAAGATATTGCCGGACGTTTATTTGATGTTGTGCGTCAACTCAAGAAAAACCGTGAAGAGTTTGCTGGTGTAAAACGACCCACACCCTTGGCGCAGCACGTATCTCGTGGACAAGAGGTTATGAATGCTTTAATGCAAAAGAAGAAGAATGAGCAAGCATAAAATGCCGCCAGAGCTTCTGGAACACTTCAAAAAGAAAGAAGCAAAGAACGAAGATGGCACTGAGATGTCAGATAAAGAGAAAAGGAAGGCTGCATTAGACAAAGCACGTAAGTATCAAAGCCAAAAGAAAAACAACAAGGAAGAGAAATAGGGTAGTATTCAGTAATACACTGAATCATAACTGCCGTGCCTGCTTATCAGCATCTTGCATATCGTCGTAACGCACAAGCTGCTGCACGTAAGCAACAAATTCGTGTTCCACGAAACCTTGAATCGCTAGAGAAAGCACGAGAAGACTTTGGTTTTTTCTGTGAGTATGTAGCAGATAAGCCTCCGGCTCAACATCATAAAGAATGGCATCGTCACTTTGTGACGGGTGAAGATAGTAGCTGCCTTCTAAATATTGCTGGCCCCAATGTTGACCTCCTTGCTCCCAGGGGATCAGCAAAAAGTACGGTCCTTGGCTTGTTTACCGCATGGGCGATTGGCATTCACACACGAGCCAAGAAACCACTGCAGATTCTGTATTTGTCTTACACTGTTGATATTGCACGTTCCAAGTCAGCAACCATTAAGCGCATCATTGAAAGCAAACGATATCAAGAAGTTTTTCCAACCGTACGTCTTTTAAAGAACGTCACTAGTAATGAGTACTGGTCCATTGACCACAAGTTTGCTGGTATTGATACCACAGGTGAAGAGCAATTCACACTCTGTGCTGCAGGTCTCAAGGGTTCAGTGACTTCCAAGCGTTCTCATCTGGTCATCATTGATGACGCCATCAAGTCTGCCGCAGACATCTCCAACCCTGACATCCGGAAGCAGATGCAGGACAACTGGAATGCTGTGATCGCACCCACCATGTTTGAGGGTGCCAGGGCCATCTGTCTTGGTACGCGCTTTAGACACGATGACATTCATTCCACAACCTTCAACACGCAAAACAACTGGTTGCAAATTGTTCTATCTGCAATCTTGCAAGATCCAAAAACGGGGGATGAGAAGTCGTACTGGCCAGAGATGTGGTCGTTGGATTACTTGAAAGAAAAGAAAAGGCAGGCACCTATTGCTTTCTCTTTTCAGTACATGAACCAGGTCATCAGGCAGAACGAGCTATCACTCGCGCCTGAGCTGATTGTTAAGGCTGAGATTGCAACAGAGTTTGACACGCTTGCTATTGGTGTGGACCTCTCCGCTGGAACAAAAGAAAAGAATGATTTTACTGTAATGACGTTAGCAGGACGCATTGGCGATCAGATTCATGTTATTGATTATCGCCGCTTGCGCGTGATGGGTAATCTAGAAAAACTAGACGCTCTTAAAGAACTTCTCAATGATTGGTCAGTTCTAGGCAGAGACGAGAACGGTAATTATTTCCCGACTTACTCCACATGCGATATTTATTCAGAAGCCGTACAGTACCAGGCCTCTTTGGAAGCAGACTTCAAACGCGTCTGTCTTCAAAATGAAAATTTGTACAACCTAAATTGGCATCCTGTCAAAGGATTCCGCGCAGATAAGTTGGCACGTTTCCGTGGTTGCATGGGCCTCTTCGAGGACCGTAAGATCATTTTCAATCGCTACCGCAACTTCACTGCTATGTTTGAAGAGCTCACAAATTTTGGCGTCAGTAGTCATGATGATTGTGTCGATTCGCTCGTTTGGGTCATCAATGGCCTAATGCGCAAAGGTAAACTACAGCTTGATTACTAACTTGTTAGAACAATAATGCTTACCAAGGCTGAGGGACATTATTGATTACTAAATCCTAAAATTAGAAAAAAGCTTATCTCAAGTCGTGGGTCCAGAATACATTGCTATCGGTCTCACGGCCGTTATATCTGCTGTTACTGGGGGCAGCTGGGTCGCAGGTAAAATCCTGGGACGACAAAACGACCAGATCCAGCAAGCCTTTAATTACATCGGATCACAAAAACGTAGGATTGATGTTTTGGAAGACGACTTAAAGCGCATGCCTTTGGAATACGTTCTTAAGGTCGACTTTCTAAGAGAAATCCAACAGATGCATGATAACTTTAATCAGATCAATGCAAAGCTTGATAAGCTAGTTGAGAAATTGCTTGAGTCCAAATGAGTTACATCCTTGAGGTCCAGGAGGACGAGAACGGCGAACCCTACATTGTTCTTCCCGATGAGGTGATGGAAGAGCTGTGCTGGCAAGAAGGCGACGTACTTAACTGGGATGTTCGTGGTACAGGCATCATCATCAGCAAGGTTAATGATGCGGCCGGCTATGAGGTTATAGAAGAGTAAAATAAAGTGATACAGGTAGTAAATACTGTTTTTAAACTGCTAGTATTTACCCAAAGACAAAGTGAATAATGGCCGACGCTAAAGCCCGTCTTCAAGAAATTATCAACGCTTACCTTGATAAGGACAGCGATATTGTCGTTGATACGGGTATTGTTGCGTCTCATATTGCGCAAATGAAACTTTTTGGTATTCGCCAAGGAGTTGAATTTTTTCCAGGACAAGATAACTTTGGCGCTCAACGCAAAGATTTTATCGACAGGGTCCTGAAGTACAACAAGATGGACACCCGTTTGGATTCCATCTGGGAGTATTTCTTATGTGATGGTAAGGGCCTTTTTTACATCCGTCCCACCAAGCAAAGCTATCGGCTTTATTATTTCCGTGAACATGAATATCGCGCATATTACAACGTAGATGGAGAGCTTGACGAAGTTGTAATCATCTACAGCTATAAAGTGCGGCGTGGCAATGGCTTTGGTGATCAATTAAATACAACAAATATCTCAGGCACCAAGAGCACATACAACCCTGGAGCTAAGCGATATATTCGCCTTGCCATCAGATCCAAGGAGATTGAAGAAACTCACTCCGATTCGGAGATGAATTTTGACATGCCGACCTATGCGTTGACTGGTAATACTAAACAGCTTAAAAATAGTCTTGGTTTTATTCCATGCGTTGAGATCATTAATAACACCCAAGGGTTTTCCAACGAAGGATCCGGTGAGTTTGACGCTGTAGCTAACCATATTTGTACGCATGATGAACTGATGCGTACCATGCGCAAAAATATTACCTTCTTTGGTAATCCCACCCTTCTTTCGTCTCGTCCCAAGACAGACCTGATGGAAGCAGGTGGTGATATGACGGTTCAGAGACCGTCTATCGCAGCCAACTCCGGCTTTACGAGTCCTGCTGCGTTGAGCCGCTCTACGTTTAAAGCTGATCCAGTTAGCCGCGGCGTTGACGGTCAGATTCGAGTGCCACGCGTTATTGCAAACCTGGAGCCAAACGACCGAGTTGGTTATATCGTTCCAGACGCAATCACTGGTGACCAAAACGCATTTGCTCGTCAGTATCGAGAAGAGATTCGTACAGCACTTGGTGGTGTTGATGAGCTTTCCATCTCTGCTGGCGTGACCGCAACTGAGTATAAATCTTTATTTGGACGTGTTGCTGCTACATCGAAGAAGAAAGCTAATGCCATTTATACACATGGCATCTGTCGTTGCTTAGAGCTGATTATTTACCAAGAAGAGCAATTGTTTAAATCAACGCTTGCGATGGCGGCAGGTTTAGAAAAACCTGTGGATCTGCCTGCAGAAGCTTCCCCGGAAGAAGAAGCTGCTTATGACGATGCAATGAAACAATACAATGAACAACTCAAAAATCTTATGATGGCTTGCGTGGAGACCCAGCAGATTCCACCCAAAGTTATTGGTCTTATTCCTGACGGGGATATAACTATCTTATGGCGATGGATGGGACCTGTTTATGAGGACTCAACCCAAGACATCCTCAACAACTCCATCGTGGTTCGCAACCTTCAGGAGTTAGGTGTTGATAGCATTGAAGCACTGAAATACCTCTTCCCGTCTAAGACGGATGAGGAACGGGCCGAGATGTTATCTGGGTTCCCATTCAGGATGGTGAACGAATTGCAGGGTGCTTACTCTCAATTTGCTCGCTTAGTGGGGGGCATGATGCAGACTCCTCACCCGCAAGCACCGGATCTTCCGATGGCTGCGGATCCAAGATTGGATTTAACGCCATATCTGTATCGAACATTAGAAGCTCTACAAAAGGAGATGAGTTATGCAGGACGCTACCGTCCAATCGATCCCACAGACGAGCCCATCACCAGTGGCGGTGGCTCCAAGCAGCTACGTGGTACCGGCACAGGCTCCGGCACCTCAGGCTCCAGTGGCGTACCAGGTGGGTACCAATTACCCCCAAGCAGTGCCTCAAGCGGTCCCCAGTTACCAATCAGCCCCTACTCAGTACGCCCCCCAATCCCCATCGGAGGCCAGCAACCCGTGGGAGTCGGCGTTCAACAAGGTGGTGAACCTGTTGAGCAGTCCAGTTCAATCCCCGTTCCAGGGTCAACCATCGCAGATTCCGACCCAGTACGCACCGGCCAACTACGGTCAGCAGTACAGCAGCCCAGCTACGCAACAATCGGCTCAGCAGACCTGGTCACCCAACCAGATCTCCTCGCCCAACTCTTCCCAAACCTACTCGGTTCAATCCTTGGAGGACGTGGCGAACCTTCTGGACTGGAGTCCGGAAACCCGCCACGTGGTAAACGCGTACGGGGTAGAAGCTCCCGCAATCCTAAATAACTATGGCCTCCAATTGGAAGCCATGCTTGACAGTGCTGTTGCCTGGGGCAGCAAAGCACAAGAGACCTTGCAACGTTATGCCGAATTCTCTGTTGCTGAGCACCAAGAGAACCTGGCGTATAACGAGATCCTGACCAATCCCGATGTTCTTAGCGATTACACGCTGAAGTTCTTTGGTCCTGAAGGCCCATATCCTGTATATGAGGATGAGTCCCAGCTTGAAACCCGTGGTTATCCCACTAACCCGATTCAGCAAACCCTGGGTCAATTCCCTGCACCTCCTGCTGCTTCCGCTCCTCAACAACCTGAAAACTTCTGGGGTAGCTTTAAGCAACAAATGGATGTTGATCCCAGCAATGCTTGGCGCCTTCTCAACCAAGCTCAGCCTCAAGTTGTTGCAAACAAACTGTTTGTGATGGAGTGATGCCATGCGTGGCGCTCTTAAAATAGGCGTACCTATTGCCGCTGGCTTAGCCACGGGTGGGTACGCCCTTTCTCAAGGTGAAGATCCAGGTTCTGCAATTCTTGCGGGCGCTGCAGGTGGCCTGGGTGCTTATGGTGGCTTACAACTAGCTGGTCGTTATGCACCTGCATTAGCGGCACGAACAGGTGCTATTGCAAAAGGACGAAAAGCAAGTGGTTTAACTAAGGAAGAGATTCTTGCAGCTCCTATTGCCCCTGGCACTGTCGGCAAAGGTGCAGTTGTTCAAGGTCCGGTTAACCCGTCTCTTAACGCACCTTACGAAAAAGGAATGGGACCAACAGTTCGTTCCTATGGGAAGGTTGCTGCTGCAGGCTTAGTTCCTGCCGGCGCACTTGCCGCTGGTCTTGGTGGTGTAGCACTTGGTGCCATTCCTGGTTCTATGGGTGTACCAGGATTCCAGCAAGGAATGGCCATTGATCCAGAATCCCCTGGGTCCAGCAACACCGCAAGCGCTAAGTACGGTGTAACTCCGTATGCATCCACGCAGTACATGTAATATTAAATTACGGACTGCTAAAATTTGTGTTAGATAAGACACACGTGTCTTGATCTTTCACCCGATAAAACCAACTGACACTGGAGGATAAGCCAAAGTGTTCATTGATAGCTAGTTCAGGTCCTGGTAAACAAAGAAATTTGTTTCAACTGAACGCTCAACGTTGTCACCTCACCGAGCAATCGATGAGTGCAAACCGGATGAATTCAGGGAAGCCCTAACGTAGAGACGAGGGTAATCCTGAGCCAAGCCAATCAAGTCGTGATTGGAAGGTGCAGAGACTACTGGGTGTAACACGATCTTGTTACGTAATACCAGATTTAGCGTCCGGCATCCCACAGGGATGAAGAGATAGTCCACCCCTCTAAGAAACTAGAGACCAGGAGAACGATTTTCCAAAAATCTTGGGTGCGGAACTTTACCGTCCCCATCCTGCGTATATCGCAGAAATGGCAGTCGAGCCTGTGGTCGTGCATGACTTCACTCGTCAGCCTGGTCAAACTGTCCAGTTAGACCGCTATAAGTTCTGGGGTACCCCTGGTACGAAGGACAGCCGTGAGCGTATTGCCGACCAAACCATCGGTACCGCTAACAGCCGTAACATCACCAAGGAGAAAGTCCTGGTGGTGCTTAAGGAATATACTGGTCCTGCCGACCCGGGTGATCCGACCCAGCCTTCGACCTTCAAGATTGCTCGCGAGACCCTGATCACGGCTCAGCGCCTCCTGCTGGACTCGGGCAACCTTAACATGTTCCACCAGTCCATCGGTAGCCTGACGCTGCTTGATGACTATCGTCGTTGGCGCGACCGCGTGTTCATTGATGAACTCGCCAAAGCAGAAGCCAATGGTGCTGCCTCTACCACCCAAGGTGGTTACTACTTCGCTGGTGGTAAGACCAAAGATTCCTCTGGTCGTATCTCCTACTCCAGCACTGAGTACGGCAACGAAGTTCAGCAGTTCCAGGTGAAGACCGACCTGCTGACCATTGTTAAGGATCTGCGCAAGCGTAACGTTCCGACCTTCGCTGATGGTCTGTATCGCTGCATCTGCGATCCCACCTTCATGATGCACCTGCGTCGTGACGCCGACTTCCGTGAGATTGCTCGTTACAGCGGCAACCCTGGTCAAGGCATGTACATGGGTAACCCCATGATGCCTAACAACGCCAGCTTCTACATGGGTCCCCAAGCTGGTCAGGGTTACTTCCTGGCTGGTGAGCCTGTGATGCCGACCGGCGTTCAGTTTGAAGGCGTTAAGTTCTTCGAGTCGACCAACTTCCCGACCAAAACTGTGCAAGCCTCCTTCAACGGTGGCTCCAGCTACAGTGCTCAAGAAGCTGCTCAAGGTTACTTCTTCGGTCCTCAGTCCATCGGTGTGGGTATCGGCGGTCCTAACGCTCAAGTGCTCATCAACAACAACGATGACTTCAGCCGCTTCATCATCCTGATCTGGCAACTGTACGCTGGCTTCGAGATCCTGAATAAGGACTTCGTGACCACTGCTTACAGCTTCGTGTCTGACGACGGCACTGTCTGATAACAAACCATAAATCCAAATATAGGAAAAGATAAATGACCTATTTGTCCGCTAAAAAAATCTACCCAGGTAACTGGGCAGAGCCTCTGAACGGTTGGTACAAGAACATTGATACCGACGACAGCGGTAGTGTTGATGGTTCCAAGGGTGGCCCTACTTCGGTGCTGGCTGTCCCTGGCTATCGCTACTTCCAGCAGCGTGGTTACGTGCCTGTTACCGCAACTTCCGGTAGCGGTCCCGTGGCTGCAGCCGATGTGATCGTTCCTTCCCCTTACCGCCAGGACGACACTCGCCCCGACATCACCGGCATGGTGATCTCTGGTAGCAGCACCCTGCCTGCTTATGTTTATCGCGCCACCATCTCCGTTGCTTCTGGCTGGGGTGATGGTCGTGTTGCTTCCGGTGTGTATGCCGCCACCGGTAACGTGATCTCCTTCGGTCGCAGCAACAGTGGTAGCCCCACCGCTGCCTCTGGTATCGGTGAAGGTGTGATCCAGGCTAACCTGGCTTCCACCGTGTCTGGTACCCAAGCTGGTGAGATCTTCTTCGCTGCTGGTACCGCTGCTTACAGCACCAATCCGTTCCTGATTGCATCCGGTGCTGCCGGTGTGACCGCCGGTAACGTGAACTATGCTGCTACCGCCGCCACCACCCTGAAGGTGTTTGCGAAAGAAACTGCTAATAGCACCGCTACTTCCGGTGGTTTCTACATCTCCAGTGGTGATGCAACTGGTGGCCGTACTGGTTATCTGGTGGTTGAGTGCTGCTACGTCCAACCTGACGTGGCACCTGGCTACGAAGATATCGATGGCTACCTCCTGGGCCGCACTGTTAGCTGATTAGGTTAAACTAAGACCAGTGAATAACTGGTCTTATGTCAACCACTGCAGCACTGCTTTATCAGCACAAGAAAACAGGTGCAAGAGTCAAGATTGTAAGCGAATGGGATAACGGCGATTGGTTCATGGTCGAAGATCAGGACGGTCGCCTTTATACCGCATACAAGACTGAACTTACACCTGATGAAGCTGCTACCAAAACGGTAAAAACGCTTCAGGTAAAAGATAAAGCTGCGCAGGAAGAGCCACGGACCTTCCCCCCGGACAACCGTTTGAATATCAATTCAGCTACCGCTCAAATGATCGCTGATCATATTAAGGGTATTGGATTGAAAACAGCCCGAGAGATTAAAGATCTTCAAATGTCCTTATCGGGTGAAAGGTTTAACAATCTCGAACAGTTAAAGAAAATCGGTCGGGTTGATTGGGAGGCCGTCATCGCCGCTGACCTGATCAGGGTTTGATTACTTATCTCCACACTAGGCCCCTGGGAAACCAGGGGTTTTTTAGTCTTACAATTAAAAATAAACAGTAATATGGCTGGCATTACGTTTAAAGGACGTGTTGGTTCTACTGGTAGATCAACTGGTCCGCATTTACATGTTGAAGTAGAAGATCTTGCAACAGGCTCTCTTATAAATCCGGAAACAATACGTACTCCTCTTGCTGGTCTACGTATTGGCGAAAAAAGAGTTCCGGCTTTACTTCAAACTCCAGAAGGTAAATTTGCCTTTAATCCAGAGGCTGGCATTACAGTTACTTCTAAATTCGGCCCCCGTGGAGGTCGTCAACACCAAGGTGAGGATTGGGCGCTACCAGAGGGAACGCCAGTCTTTTATGAAGGAGCGGGCAAATATGTTCCTTTAGCAAACCAAGGCGCTTACGGAAACCTGTCTACGTTTACTACAGGAGATAATAAATACAAGATTCGTTTGGGACATATGCAGTCCTTGGGCGAAGCTGCCGATTTAACGGGCACTAAAGTAGCCGACCCCTCTGGTGCTGGTACAGATCCTAAAGAGTTTTTAATGGGTTACTTGCTTGGCACTGGTTTTGCGGGTGAGCCCAAAGAAAGTAGTGCAACAAAAATGAAACGTCAACTTGTCCAACAATTAATACAACCACAGCAAGATAATATGTTTGAACAGT